TACCTTGAAGGTTAGTTGTCTCATTTCACAGAAGGACCTTGCTGCTTTCCACTTTGCTTGGTTCTTTGCATACTCTGCAACTTCACGGATGAATGTTTTCTTTTGTTTCCGTCCTCTTATAGGAGGAGAGCATTGCCTTTTGGGTTTAACTTCAATCACATATCTCATTATCTTTCCATTATTTTCCTTGATTTTCATGTAGAAATCAGGGAAGTAACGATGCTTTCTGTTGTCAAGAGGAGATACGTAGGGTATAAAGAACTCTTCGCTTCCCCATTCAATAATATTTACATTACGATCACACCACCTCATGAATTTTAGTTCCCAAAGGGATCTATAAACGATGTTTCTGTGGTCTCCGACATACTTTTGGGTATTGTTTGGAATAAACTTACCTTTATATGTCATACATAGTATAGGATAACCATGTTGGTATTTAGATGGGAAGGGGAGTTATTCCAGGAACTAGGTATAGTTCCATGGATTTTATCAATAGATTTGCTAAGCTGGCACAGACGAGTCAGTACAGGGCTCATATTACTATTCCTTATCCCATGCAGGAATATATGAGGAGTAAGAGAATCTCTTCAACGATTCTAAATGAGACAGGTGTCATGTGTAAGGCAACATCCTTACCTGGGTCTTCGATATCAACTCATGATGTTAATACAGATTTCTATGGTGTTACACAGAAGTCTGCTTATGCTCGTGCATTTGATGGTACGATTGATTTAACTTTCTTTATTGATGCTGACTATGATATCATGTATATGTTTGAGCATTGGATGGAATATATTATGAATATAGTTGGTGATTCACCACAGAATAGGAATGTACATTATAGAGCACAGTATCCTGATTCTTATCGTTCTTCATTGTACATTCAAAAGTTTAATAAAGATAAAGATGCTGACTGGAGGGTAGTTAATCCATTCTTTAATAAGAAAGGGATGATTGAGTATGAGTTTATCAATGCATTCCCACAGAACATATCATCTACACAAGTATCATATGATCCATCATCTTTACTAGAGTTTACTGTTACCTTTGCTTACGAAAGATATATAACCAACCAAACTAGATCGATTGGACAAGGTAATGCTGGAGGTGCAATCGCTGGCAGCAACAGGATAATGCAAGCATTGAGGGGTAGAGGAGGAGATAATCCATCTGATCCAAGAGAAGATGATGCATTGATTAGGGCAGCAAGAAGACAGTCTTCTTCTAAGGGATCTGTTGGTATGAATAAGTTAAGGGCCAGGGAGATTAAATCCAGCTGGGAGAATAGAAGTGGTGGAGAACCTGGTCAATCTAATCAGGCTACTGCTGGACAGAATGATACTTCTCGGTTTGAAATGTTCTAATCAGTTCCATAATTACCGGAAAAAAAAGTCCGGTAATTTTTACTCTATTACTTTTTTAAAAACCCTCTAAATAAAGATACTGAATTGTTTATTAGGTTATTATGCCTTTACCAAAGATTAGTACGCCAACTTATGAACTTGAGTTGCCGTCAACAGGAGAGTCGATAGAATATAGACCGTTCTTAGTTAGAGAAGAGAAGCTTCTGGTTCTTGCTATGGAGAGTGAGGATACTAAGAGTATAACGAGAGCAATCAAAGAAGTTCTTAGGTCTTGTATTAAAACAAAGGGTATCAAAGTAGATAGTCTTCCTACATTTGATATTGAATATCTATTCCTTAACATTAGAGGTAAGTCTGTTGGTGAAGAGGTAGAAGTTACTGTTACTTGTCCTGATGATGATGTAACAGAGGTTGATATTACTATCCCTATTGATGAGATAGAAGTTAAGAGATCAAAGAACCATATTAATACAATCAAATTGGATGATAATCTTTCTATGAAGATGAAGTATCCATCTCTTACTCAGTTTATTGATACTAACTTCGATGTCAATACACAAAAGACTGGAGGACAACTAGAGCAATCGTTCTCTTTGATTGGTGCTTGTATTGATACTATCTACAGTGATGAAGAAGCATGGCCAGCATCTGAGTCTAGTAAGAAAGAGATTGGTGAGTTCCTTGAGCAACTAAGTTCCTCTCAGTTTGCAGATATTGAACAGTTTTTTGAGACAATGCCTAAACTATCTCATGAAGTTCATGTTACTAATCCAAAGACTAAGAAGAAAAGTACTGTTCTTTTGGAGGGACTAGCGTCTTTTTTCGGGTAGCAATGTCTCATATGAATCTTGAGGCATACTTTAGAATTAACTTTGCTTTGATGCAGTACCATAAATATAGCTTAACAGAGATTGAAAACATGGTCCCTTGGGAGCGTGACATTTATGTAGAACTTCTCAAGCAACATCTAGAGGAAGAGAGGGAAAAACAAAACCAAGATGGCAATTGATTCATCAAGTTTTTTTGGAATAGGAGGAAGCCCTAGTGAGACAGCGGCTGGTAAGAGGAGCATGCTTGCTGGTTCTCAAAGAAAGGGACTTGGTAGGATAGGTGTTGTAGAAAAGAAGGTTGCTATTAATGCAGAAAAGATTACATCGTTAAAGAATATAATAAAGAGTCGTATTAGTAATGAGAAGGGTGGTGGTTTAAAGGATGCACTTCAAGATCAAGAGGCTACTATCTTTAAGATTAATCATAATGTTGGTGGTATACTTGAGGCATTAAAGGCAGAGAGAGAAGCAGAAGAGGATCTGTCTGATGAAGAGAGGCAGGATAAAGAGTTAGCAAAGAGAAAGAAGAAGGAAGATGAGGGAGAAAAACCTAAGAAGATAAAGACACCAGGCATCATCAAGAAGATGGTAGCTCCTATTAAGTCATTGTGGGAGCAGATTGTTGATACCTTTATGATTTTGTTTGGTGGATGGGCTATTGATAAGATCATTAAGTGGGTACAAAATCCTAAGAACGAAAAGACCATAGAAGAGATTAAAGAGTTTATAACTGTTGCATTACCTGCTGTTATTAAGGGTGTTCTTGCTATTATTGCTCTTGATATTGGGTTGAAGGTATTTGGATTTGTAAAGATGCTTGCCGTTGGTGCTGGTCAGTTGTTGAGTGGTTTAATTGGATTGTCTTTGAGGATAAAGACATGGGCTATGACAAATCCTTGGTTGGCAGCAGGTATAGGTCTTGCTGCTGTTGGTGTTGGTTTATATGCTCTTGGTAGTGGAGATGCTACTGGAGAACCTATAAATTCTACTGGTCCTGCTGCAGGAATGAATACGGATCAGAGATCTGAAAGATTGCAAAACATTAAAGAGGGTGGTGCTACAAAAGAGGCTGTTAAAACTATAAACATGCCATCTAATTTAACAATGTTCTCTGGTGGTGGTTTAGCAAAGGGAAGTGATACTGTTCCTGCTATGCTTACACCTGGTGAGTTTATCATGAGTAAGGGTGCAGTACAGGAGTATGGTGAGGATACTCTTGCTGGAATGAATGCTGCTGCAGGTGGTACTAACTTACCTAAGAGAGCAAATGGTATAACCTATGCTGCAGGTGGTGGTGGTGTTGGTGGTGTAAGAAAGGTTGCAGGACCTATGATTAAGGATCATGAAGGATTCAGATCCCAGATTTATAAAGATACTCAAGGTAATAATACTATTGGGTATGGTCACTTGGTTTTAGATCATGAACTTGAAAGATTTAAGAATGGAATAACCAAAGATCAGGCAGAAGATTTATTTGATAAAGATTATCTTCATCATGCAAAGGCAGCTGCTATGATTCCTGGATTTGGTAGAGCTAGTACTGAACAGAAAGCAGCATTAATAGATCTAACATATAATCTGGGAGCTGGTTGGGACCAAGGATTCCCTAAGTTTAGAAAGGCATTTTCTGAAGGTAGATATAATGAAGCAGCAAACGAGTTAGTTAATAGTGATTGGTATAATCAAGTAGCAAGGAGAGGTCCAGTCATTGTTAATATGATTCGTGGAGATCAAGTACGTGGATCTCAAACATCATTAGACGGTGGAGCAAAGAGTTCTGCTGGTCAACTTATGAGTAATCCACCTGGTC